GCTTAGCATCCTTTATTTGAATTCGCTTCGTTGCTGTATCATAGTTAACAACACCGGATTTTAGATTGCCGAAAGCAATCATATCGAATAGAGCATCCTTTAGATTTGCAAAGTTCGACTCGACTATTGGCTGATCTGCCCGCAAGTCAACATACAAACTAATGTTTGGATATGCAGTTCTTAGATTCTGTGGGCTCTTTACTGCAAGCAGAGTTGCCTTTTGTTTTTCTAGAATCTTAGAGATTTGTTGTTTTTCAGTTAACGAATAGTCTGAATTATTTTCCAGAACAGTATGAGTTAATTCAGTTAAGTAGTTAATAAGCTCAATCGCTTGACTCTTTTTATTTTGATAGTCGGTGCCGCCAGCATATCTAATTTCAAGATAACTTTCAGCCAATTTTGAAAAATTAAGACCAAAATATTTGGATTGAGGCACGTTAAATTGAGTTGGATCAGGTTTAACATGTAGTGCAGTTTCGGCAATGAATCTATTTTTTGGATAGATGAAATTTACTGAACCTTTATAGGGCTTTTGAGTCTTATTTAGCGCACTTGGCCACAGATCGTAAATCTTAGCTTCATCCAAATTCAAAATAAACTTAAGTACATTTAGATTCTCTAATGAAACTGGTAGGTTTGCGGTTTTCTTATCAAAAGATAAGTTGATGTGTAGTCCGCAACGATCGCTAGTAAAACCATTTTCCGCAATAACGTTCATTGATCTAAATAGTACGTTAACTGCCTCTGCATACGGCAATGGTGCTGTCACAAATTCATGCATTTTAAAACCTCCAGAGAAATCTGCCTCCAGTTTAAATTGTGACTCAGTAACTGGCGTGCCAGATTTATAGGAATTTGACCAGACTACTTGACGACCTAGGGCTTTTTCAAATATTGCTGCTAGGTTCTCACGGCTAACTGGTGAAAAGAATTCAAACTCAAATCCCAGATTTGCGTTTTCAAAAATGTGTCTTTTAGATAGGTCGTTATACATATTAGATATTTATCGATTTATTGCAATGAAAGGTACATTCAATTGAGGCTTAGCATTATCAACGATTGCTACAATCGACTCGTCTCTGATCCAAAGTTGACTTAAGACATAATCATGATCCTCTTCCTGAACCATAGTTTTAAATAGTCGAATATTTGCAATTGAATAATCTCCAGCCATTAATGAATAGTTTGACAGTGACGATGCTAATGGGGTAGCTAGTGGCACAAAGTTTGTATAGTCCTTAATTAACTTATTGAGATTCTTAACATTCGCTGGATCCTGTTGAAATGAATATCTAGTGACTCCGACTTGAGAAAACTCATTTGAAATTGGAATGACTAGGGCATACCAAGTATCCCTAGCAACTGGCCCGGTTTCAAAATTGATCACTGTCGAATTAACGGTTATTACCAAACGCAGCTTGTCCGTTCCAGAATCGTTCCAGATGACGCCTGAGACCGCTAATCCGTTATTGTTAGTGTTATCTTTAGTTCTGATAATGGGTGAATCTGTAAAGCTCTGATTAAACTTAACTAATGCAGTAAACGTCATATTTGAGTACTGTGTTAAGTCCTGCTTTTCTTTATAGATTACAGCGGTTTCGGACTTCTTGATCTTTAATTGACCGCCATCCAGTGTTAGATTTTTTCTAACAGTCGAGCCTAGTGCCTTATAGCCTTCAACTAGTACGTATCGACCAGATGCTGTAAATGAGTCCTTTGGTCCATTTAGTTTAACTGAAGTTGATCCCCCGGTGTAATAGTTTGTGTCGCCAACATTCAGTCTGCCGCCTAGCCAATCCAAAAAGACTTCGCTCTCTTCGTATGCATAAAAAGCATTTGGTGTATCTGGACTTAAGTACTGATCAGTCTTGGTATTTGTTGTGCTAGGTGTATATGCCTGTAAGGTTGGCAAAATACTGGATAAATCGTAATAGTGCTCGATTAACGGCGCATAATTATACGTGATGTCCAAGATTTTGGATCTTAAGTTTGGGTGGATTTTTTCACGAACTTCGTCAAATCTTTTGGAAATAGTCGAATATTGTTGTTTCATTAGTGCATCTTCAGTTTGCACCTTTGCCTCTGCTCCAAACAATTCATCAGTTGTCATGATGACATTATCTAATGACGCTTTAATTCCGGTGTCTTCAATTAGCATATCGATATTTGGATGAAACTTCGTTAGCTGTACTTTCCAGTAAATAGGTTCCATCATAAACCCACGGTGTAGATACGAACCTTGAATTTCATACATACGATTAGTTAATGGAAAATAGAGATAATCTCTTTTTCGAGGTTGTGAGTCAACGCCAAAGATTGATTGAAAGTAAGTATGGTCAATATGAATTTCAAATGGAATCTCAAAGTCAACACCAAATTCGTTAAAAACTGGTTTTGAATCCGGAAAAATATTGTCCGGTACCATTACCTTAACGCACTTTCGATTTGTGGTTTTATAGAGTGTCCATTCTTTAAAGATGAAGTCGCCAGATTGACGATCAGGTTCAGTTTTAAAGTAGACCACCTCATGGCCGAATATCTTATTTGTTTGTAGACTTAGCTCTCTAGCAATACCGATTGCTGAATCAACTCCGTATGGATTAAAGCTTGCTTCTCGGTCAGCGATTATAACTGGACAGCCTTCTGCACTACAGCTAACCGAACCATATGAAGTTTCAGGCACTGAAATAGAATCACTAGTTACAGTTAACTGGATTTCTTCAATTACGACAGGTTGCGCAAGCGCAGCATAGGTCGAATTATCATAAGTATACTTAAATTCAAAATAAGTTGAAACTGAATCGTCCAGCACTACAGTATTGGAATTATCAAATGAAACCCAAAGCGACCAGTTTTGACCGTCCTTTGACCATCTAAACTGGCGGTTTAAATTGGTCAGCAAGTTACCGTTTAACTCTAAAAAATTGTTAAGACTGACGATTTGCACAACATTTGGCACAGGTTCAGTTAGCCTAAAAATTCGATAATTCTTGCTATAAGTGATCGAATTATTGGCGGTGTCTGTAACCAATTTAAAGAGTAAGTTCCGCATTAATCGTGCTTTTTGTTATTTATCGCAGCTTTATTCGAATTGCAGCTTTGAATAAATAATAAAAAAGACCGGGGTACCCATGAGACCACTTAACCCCAAACTGGTGCTTGATCCGCTATGGTTGTGTCAGGCAAATTATGTAGACCTGGAGTACTACACTTATGTGCTATTGGATGCTCAACAAAAGTATCTTAAGAATCTAGAATTAGACTTTAGTAACTTTTATGAGATTGCATTTCATTATTTTAATCTAAATACAGTATTGGCTGATAAAAAGCTGTACAACTCAAGCTTGGAGACAATTAATAGCGACCGAAACCTGCTTGAAATAGTGAATTCTCTTGCAAAAAGAGATGAGTCTGGTGAAAGTTCAAAGATTATAACTAGAGCATCGGAGATCTTGGGTCAAACTCTAAAGATTTATCTAGAAAGACAGACTTCAGTATTAAAGAACATGCATTTTTACTTTAATAATGCAAAGTTACATAAAGAAACTAAAATCTATATTGTCTGTCGCAGTACTCGAACTGACGAATACGATATTATCAAACTTAACTTGGCAAGCAAAAGACCACTTGCGTGTTCGCTAATTAAGTATGCTTCAGTTAAATTGCCTGACCTAAAGGAAAACGAGTTCAGGGCTAGGTTACTTGAAGTCAAGCCAAACCTGGTCGACTTTTTACCTGAGAAGAATGTGATTGTTTGCACATATGACGACTTGGTACACGAACATGATGCGATCTTTTTAACAAAAGACCTAATCATTCTAAACAGATTAGTTAATAATCGCGGAAGTTTTGATTCAAATGCGATCCTAGATGCCTATCGCTTGCTTGAAAAGAAGAAAGCTATTCCTTTTAAATTAAAGGTTTAATCTGGTGTGGCAGTAGTAGTAAGCTCTTGAACTGTCTCTTCGCCATTCGAACATGCGCCAGATTCAAGAATCCAACCTGAACCATAGATTCGAGTTGATACGTTGAGAGTTGGGTTTCCAGGTAATGTGCATAAAAAATCATGAGGTTGTACTCGGCTAACATCTGATGATATCCGATCAGAGGCTGGATTCATAGACATATAACGATTACCTAATAACTCAATTCTAGGAGATGATGGAGTTGAACCTTGACAATAATATCGACCGAATGTTGTTCCAGGCGCAATCGGTTCAAGGTTAATAGTAGACGAAGACTGGCCAGTATTTACTTGAGCATACAAAGGAGTCTCACGTAATGAAGGTCTAGTTGCAATAACTGCTCTAACTTTTACATCGAAGATAGCTGCAACGTCTGAGGCAAAGTTTGGCATTCCAGAAATTCGCATTCCATAGAGTTCAGCACCATACGACGCTACGTTAATATCAGTAAAGCCTAAGTCTAATGGAGTTTGGCCGATTTGACCTTCGATCGGAAATGAAACTCCAGAGTCTAGCGTGAACTTAACGTCTATTACGAATGTAACGAATACGTATTTACCGATTTTTACATAACGACCTGCGGCATTTGACGTTTGATAGTTATTGCCACTATTGTTGTCTGCTCCATATACCATAGCAGTAGCAGTTTCAATAACTGGCACCCAAGTACCCTCTTCATAATCATCTAGTGTATTTGGATCAGCGCTTGCTACTTGAGTAGCTGGGAACGGTAGACCTTGTGAGAGTCTATCGTTTTTAACTTTAACTGCTGAGCCTAGGCTAATTTCCTTAGCTGGATCGTCTACGCTAATAGTTAGATTACCGCTAGCTAAGTTAAAATTAGCATGGTTAACTTTTAAGGCCGTAATGTTCGATGAAGTCTTTAAATTTACTTGAGCCGCTGTTGCGTTATCAAAGCCTAATGCCATGTGCATGGTGCCAGCTTTTGATAAGATTAGACCGTCTGTTGTTAAACTAGCAGAAGGTAGTCTATCCGATAGAACTGGAGAAGTGGTTAATCCAAGTTGAATTATCTGACTAACTGTTGGAGTTCTCTTATTGACGGATAGTAGAATTTCTCCGTTAAGCGAATTTACACTAGACGTTGCGCCAGATAAGTCTAATTCTGCTCGATTGTATAGAGATCCTTCTAATGAACCAGCTGCAACTCTGTACTTTTTAATCTTTAAGTTTTGTTCAGTTGGAGTTAACACATACTGCTCAGTATCACCGCCAACTGTTACTGCAAGTTCGTCGACTGACCCAATTTCTAATTGATGTCTCCATCCTGTTAAACTGCTTGGTAAAAATGCATAAATCTTAGCGATTGCGCTATAATCAAACACATCATCCGATTCTGCGCTATTTTCAACTAAACTTCCTGCCTGGATCTTCCAAGTTTTTAACTCATCGAAATTTGATAGAACTAATTGTGTATTATTTGGAACGGTTCCAGTATAATACATTGGGTGAGTACTTGCCAATCCTGAATTGGTCGCATCAATGCCATTAGTTCTTAAGAATTTTGAGTGTTTTGAATCTGAATCTCCGCCGCCTACTCCGAGTTGAAATACTTTATACGTATCTTGTAGTGATTGAGAAGTAAGTAATGATTGGAAATCGACAACTTCTTCCCAGACTCCGCTGGTAGTAGTACCCTTTACAAAGATTTCTTTAGTATTAATAAAGATGTCTCCGTTTTCTGAATTTGGCGCAAGACCTGGTAATGCTATTGGAGAATCAATAGTTAAAGTTGAATAAACTTTAGCGCCTCTAGCACCAGTTGAGCCGACTGGACCAGCTGGACCGATTGGGCCCTGTAGACCAGTTAAGCCGATTGGGCCAGCTTCTCCCAAGCCTAATGTAAGAAGTTGATTAAAATTGAAGTTAATCTTTTGAGTTAGATTAGCCTGACTATCTGATGAAAAAACTTCTTGTAAGTTAACCGATACTGACATTAGATGAATTTGATTTTTATTCTAAATCCAATATACATTCCAGAATTAATTGGTTTATCAATTGTTCCTTCTAGCATATTTGGGTTTTGATTATTTATTCGAACGTTTTTAGTTTGAGTATAACCTTCGTTTATGAATTGGTCTAGAGTTCTAGAAACAAGTTGAACTGTCCCTGGGGCTAGAGTTTTATCAAACTTTTGCCAAACTTCAACTTCGTCAACCTTGTATAGACTTTGCAGATTTTGTTTTGCATAGGCCTCAGTATATTGGTCTAGAGTCAATTCACCAAGTAGTGGAATTGATGAAGTAATCGTATTACCAGATTGATCAACAAAGAATTTCTCGAATTCAGTATACAGCCCTTTATTTTTAAAGCCAACTGCTGCAGCTTTAGCAAAATCTACTTTAAATCGAATAGACTTTGCGTAGTCTGCATACTCCACCATATTTGAAAAATTTGGTGATCTAAATTGTGCTTGGTCAACTAATGAAATATAGAACTCATCTAGGTGTAGGCTTTCTGGGACATTAATCAGCTTAGACACAAACGAATAGTCTTCAGTTATTCGTCTGGTTCCAAAAATTTTGGAATAAGTGTTCTTATTTTCATAACTAAAGTGATAATCTCTATCCCAGCTACTACTTAGGATATTGTACTGGCTTCTACCGATTGGCGTTTCGTCAATTAGCGGGTAAACTGGTAAATACTTTGTGCTATTCTCAAGTTCCAGTAGTTGAGCTTGTGAATATTTAACATGATAGAATTCAGGTAGAATAAACACGT